TTAAAAAGCATTATAGTGATTTGGCTGAACATCAACGTGAACTGTCAAGACTTCGCCGCATAGAATGGGAAGAAACTCATGAACGTCTTGATTTTGGTGATGATAGATGATTGAACAACGAGAAATGGCTTTACAAGAAGAACGTAGCAAAATTAGAAAAACAGCTAAGCGCATGATATGGGTTACTTTTCAAAAAGAAGGTATTCATTGTTATCCACAAGCATTGAACGACTCCAATTTGAAAACAAATGACGAATATGATGTAAGCTTTTTAGGCTGGCCTCACAGACATATATTCCACTTTAGAGTGGGTATTCAAGTATTTCACAACGACAGGGATATTGAGTTTATTCAGTTTAAACGTTGGTTAGAAAATCAATATACTAACAACGTTATTGAGTTAAACAACAAGAGTTGTGAAATGATTAGCGATGACCTTTATGAAACAATCGCTACTCGTTATCCCAATAGAGATATCGTAATCTCAGTATCCGAAGACGGAGAAAATGGTTGCGAGATATTTTACAACAAACTTTAAAATCAACAAATACTTAGGAGTATTTAAAATGGCACGATCCGCACAAATTAAAACTAACCCACGCACTCAGAAAGTCTTTGAAGACTTAGACAAGTATCGTGATTTTTGTAAAGAGTATGGGTACAGGTTTGATGAAGCAGATTTGTATAGCAACCGCAGTTATGTTTGGCGACAGTATGGAAAATTGCTCGCTGGCAAAGAAGTAAAAAATCAGTGGGACTTGCAGCTAGAAAGAATGGTTACAAGGTAATCTTAAAAGAATGGCTGGAAACAGCCATTCTTTACTTAATACGAGGATAGAATGAGAAAGCTGTACTACATGGGGCTTGAAGCTTACGAAGAGCGTTACACACTTCAGCTAACAGAATGGAACAAACGAGTATTTGATCGTAGAAAAATTGATGTTGTTTATGTTCCCGGTGAAACTCTAGATAATTCTAAAAAGATCGTAGTGGGTCAAGTACTAGACGCACATGGTCGCAGTTACTTTGCCATGAGTCAAATGATGAATTTGGTTCGTATGATGCAGCAGGGTGAAGTTACTAGCGAAGATGTTGTTTACTTTGAAGATATGTTTCAACCGGGCTTTGAAAGTTTGGGATACATTATCACTCAAGTACCTCAAAAGTTGAGACCAAGAATCTTTGTTCGCTGTCTTGCACAAACTATTGACCCAGATGACTTTGTTCATGTATGGGGTATGCAAAAGTGGATGAGTGACTATGAGCGAATGGTAAATGAAATTGTTTCTATTTCAAATGGTGCTGTACTAGCATCTAATGAAGAAATGGTAGCACATATGAAAGTAGCAGGTTGGACTGCTAATATTTACAATATTTCTGGCCTGGCATTTGGTAAACAAGAAGTAAGAGAACGAGCAGGTAATAGTTTAGTTCCTTTTGATCGGCGTAAGCGGCGTGTATGTTTTGCATCACGCTGGGATCAAGAAAAGAATCCTGACTTTTATTTACAGCTAATCAAAGACTGGTATGCAAAGGATAATAGATTGTGGTATCCTGAGTTTGCTATCTTTACTGGTGGTAAACTTAGAAGCAACAAGCAAGAATTTATTGACATGGCAAGAGAGTTAGAAAACAAGGGTCATTTAAAGATTTACGAAAACTTGACCAAAGATGAATACTATCGTTTGCTTTTAGATTCTAGGGTACTGATCAACACTGCATTACAAGATTGGACTAGCAATACAGTAAGTGAAGCTGATGCATTGGGATGTAACGTATTGTTCCCTGCATATCGTTCATTTCCTGAAGTATTTGCAAACGATCATGAAAGAATGTATGTGCCTTGGTCATTAGAAGATTTGACTATGAAGCTTAACAATTTGTTGATTACGCCTCATAAAAACATGGGCAAGATCAGTGACTGGACAGATAAAACTGTTGATAGAATTTGTGATATTATAGAAGGTAAGGGTGAACAGTGGCTAAGAATGTCTACTGATTACAGAAAACACACAAAGGAAACCAAATACTAATATGCGTATTGAAAATGAAGTAAAACTAGATTTTTCTGATGTTCTTTTTGTCCCAAAGCGTTCTACTCTTTCTAGTAGAAAAGAAGTAAGTTTGGAAAGAACATACACCTTTAAACACAGTGGTGCAACTTGGCACGGGACTCCTATCATGGCTGCTAACATGGATGGTGTAGGTACATTTGAAATGTCTGCTGCACTTTCTAATTACGGCATGGTAACTTGTTTAGTTAAAAGCTATCAACTACACGACTTTATAGATAACATTACTTTATTCTTTTCTAACAACACTGCTGTTAGTACTGGAACAAGTGATAGAGACTTTCAAAAACTAGAAGCAATCAATGACATGTACCCAGGTATGGTACAGTTTATTTGTATTGACGTAGCAAATGGGTATTCGGAACACTTTGGTGATTTCGTTGCTAGAGTGAGAAAACTATACCCAACTAAAACTATTATAGCAGGTAATGTTGTTACTGCTGACATGACACAGGAGTTAATTTTACGTGGAGCAGACATTGTTAAAGTGGGTATTGGTCCTGGTAGTGTTTGCACTACTCGCATTCAAACAGGTGTTGGATATCCTCAACTGTCCGCAATCATTGAATGCGCCGATGCAGCGCATGGTTTGGGCGGTCATATCATCGCTGATGGTGGTTGTACTTGTCCTGGTGATATAGCAAAAGCATTTGGCGCTGGTGCCGATTTTGTAATGCTTGGTGGTATGTTAGCCGGGCATAAAGAAGGTGGCGGTAATATAATTGAAGAAATTTATGAAACTAATCAAGTTATCATTGACCCAGATACTAACAAGCGTTTAGGTAAACTAGAAGAAAAGAAACAGTTTGTTCAGTTTTATGGTATGAGCAGCGATACTGCTATGGAAAAACATCACGGTGGTGTAGCAGAATATCGCAGTAGTGAAGGTAGAACTGTTAAGGTACCATACAAAGGACTAGTATCTAAAACTGTACAAGATATCTTAGGTGGTGTCCGTAGTACATGTACCTATGTGGGCGCAAAGAGCCTAAAAGACTTGTCAAAGTGTACTACATTTGTTAGAGTGAATAAACAATATAATTCTGTATTCGTTGACAAGAGATAAATACTTTTGTCACAAGATAGGTGACTGATTCAAAAACTTACAACGTCTATTTAAGGAAGGACATATGGCATACGATAAAACAAAGATTAGCTCAATTCTGGGCGAAGAAATTCACAAACATCTAGTTGAAAGGGGAGTAGAAACTCCCACAACTTCTCAGTTAAATGTAACTAATAAAGAAAAAATAGATAAAATAGAAAAGTTAATGACCGAAGTATGGGCTACTTTGGGAATGGACTTGTCTGATGATAGCTTAGTAGAAACTCCCAAAAGGATAGCAAAGATGATGGTATTAGACCATTATTGGGGGCTGCTGCCTGAAAATTTTCCTAAAAACACAACTATTCTTAATAAGATGAATTGTGATGAAATGATATCACTTACAGATGTTCCCATTATGTCTAATTGCGAACATCACGGAGTCATATTTGCAGGTAATGCTGTAATTTCATACATTCCTGATAAAAAAGTAATAGGTATTTCTAAACTGGCTAGAGTTGCAGAATACTTTAGTAGAAGGCCGCAGGTACAAGAACGTCTTACTGCTCAAATTTTCCATGCATTGTGTTACTTGCTTGAAACAGATAATGTGGCAGTTCACATTAAAGCACAACATTACTGTATGATTTCTAGAGGGGTAGAGACACCTAATACTTGGACTATTACTACTAAGTTGGGAGGAGTCTTCAAAGACAAGCACGAGGTTCGTACTGAATTTCTGAACTTAACCAAATGACATATCCCGATTGTATTAAGAGTTATCTGACAACACATATCTTTAAGAGCAAAATATCAAGGACTGGAGCTATTAATGCTCCTTTCCTTAATTTTGATAAATTTTGCACTGATCGTGGATTCTCATTAGAGGAAGCCGGCTTATATGATTATCCTATTACTACTATTAGAATATGTATTCTAAATGATCTTGAACCCCCGAAATGTGATTGCGGTAAACCAACAGTATGGAGGAAAACCTCCGGCAATTTGTTTTATATGGGATCGTGTTCTATAGAATGCAGAAGTAAAAGTATTAGGTATACGTCAGTTTTGTCTTCTCGCAAAAAAGAACTTTATAACAATAGTGAATGGAAAAGGACAGTAGAAAGTAAGAAAAGCGAAACACTATTAAAGAACTATAATGTTCTGCATCCTATGCAGAGTGTTGAATTATTTTTAAAACAACAAAAAAGTTGTTTTACCAAAGATCAAAATGGGTTGCATGGATATGAACCGTTCGTATATCCTTTTATAAGGTCTCTCTACCCTGATGTTATTTTGGGTACGGAATACTTAAAAGAAAATTCTTTACAAATACAATGGGTAGGAGAAGACAAGAAATTTCACTATTCATATCCAGATTTTTTCTCCAAAGAGTTAAACACTTTTATTGAAGTAAAAAGCGAATATACTAGAGAAAAACATGATGCCAAACTTATCAAGTGCCAAGAAGCATTGCTAAAAATGAAGTTTGGCTATATTATAATGACTTATACTCCTAAAAAGAAGTTTGTTTTAGAATGTTATAATAAAGAATATATCAATGAATAGGAGAAATCAAAAAATGAATACTGAAGAAATGTTATTCACTCGCGTAGTGATGTTAGAAAATGAACTAATGTTAACCAAGCAGCGATTAATAGTAGTAGAACAATTGCTAGAAAAAGCATTAGATTCAATCAAAGGTAACAAAAATGATATTCAATAAAATTAAACGATTAAAAGAAAAAGGAAATACTATTGGTATAGTGTTTTCTGCTTTTGACTTATTCCATGCGGGCCACGTAGCCATGCTTGCTGAAGCCAAAAATCACTGTGATTACTTGATTGCAGGGCTACAAACTGATCCAACTATTGACAGACCCGATACCAAAAACAAACCAGTACAAAGTATTGTAGAACGCCAGATACAGTTAAGTTCATGTAGGTTTGTAGATGAAGTAGTAGTTTATCAAACTGAAAGAGATTTGGTTGACTTGCTGTTGATTTTACCAGTAGATGTGCGTATACTAGGTGTAGAGTATGAAAACAAAGATTTTACTGGTAAAAAAGAATGTTTGGAAAAAGGCATAGAGCTAGTGTTTAATAGCAGAGACCATAGCTTTAGTTCAAGCAGTCTAAGAAAAAGAGTAACCGAATCGGAGAAAAAGAATGGGTAAGTTTTACAGCACAAAAACATATGGCAACGATAGGGGATTGTCATGTTGTTTTAGACAGTGGCGTTCAACTCACAGTCATTGCAGTTTGTTGCATGGTTACAGCATTGGTGTTAAATTCACTTTTGAATGCGTATCACTTGATGAACGAAATTGGGTTCATGACTTTGGTGGCATGAAAGAAATGAAGCAATGGTTAGAGTATATGTTTGATCATACTATGCTTGTTGCAGAAGACGATCCTGAGTTAGAATTGCTAAAAAACTTACCACCGCATGTAGCAGATATAAGGATTGTTCCAGCAGTAGGCTGTGAACGGTTTGCTGAAATGATTTATACAAAAATGGAAACTCTTTTAACTCACGCAAGAAAAAATGATAAACTATTAAACCCTACAGTAAGAGTTAAAAGTGTAGAAGTATTTGAACACGGCGCAAATTCTGCAATTTACGAAGGTTAATATGAACACAATAAAACTATCATATAGTGATATCCAAGCATTAACGTTAGGTATTATTAGAGCAATGACGCTAGATAACTTTAAACCTGATTATATAGTAGGTATCACACGGGGTGGTCTTTTACCCGCACAACTGATCAGTCAATATTTTGATGTTCCAATGGAAACATTAAGAATTAGTTTAAGAGATCATGCTGAACAAGAATGCAATGCTTGGATGCCTGAAGATGCTTTTGGTTATCTACCTGAAGAATTACGACAAAAAGAAAAATCTCGCTGGGATGTTTCTAGACGAAAGAATATTTTGATTGTTGATGATATCAATGATTCAGGTGCCACACTGCAATGGTTGAAAAAAGATTGGGAATCAAGTTGCTTTCCTAACGAACAGTATGTATGGAAAACTATATGGAACCATAATGTAAAGTTCGCAACATTAATAAACAACGAGGCTAGTTACTTCAAAGACATTGACTACAGTTCAATGAGTATCAACAAACTTGAAACTCCAGTTTGGATTGAATTCCCCTACGAAAACTGGTGGCGTTAAGGTGTACATACCAAAAAAATTAAAATGGGATACTTTGAGAGATTTCAAAAAGCATCTAGAAACTGAGACTACCGAAAAGGTTGTAGTTTACAACGGATATGAGATAATTACAGAAACTATGAGATATGGTTTGTGTGATAGTCAACTATCATGCACTCCTTTAGAAATTAAAAAGACAGAAAAATCAAAAAGAGTTCGTAAATGAGTTTTATCAAAAAACTAAAAGAGGCTACGTCAAAAGAACCTATCAATACACATACTATGGAAACGATGGTTACTGCTAGTATTTTAGAATTTGACTTATCTGCTGTTATAGATAATGCTGAATTGCTTTTAATTATAGAACAACATAAAAAAGATTATCCTAACAGTTTAAAAGATTATGACGAAAGGACAAATGTAAATGCTTGGCATTCGGATTGGAAAACTCATCTAATTAATAAAAAATTTGATTCGTTTATTTCTAAATTAGAATCTTGTATAAAGAAGTATTACCCAAATGCGTATTTACAAGACTTTTGGTTTAATATGTACGAAGAGTTAGGGTCTGCTAAAAGACATATGCATGGACCTTTTCAACTAAGTGGTGTTTATTTTGTAGAGTGTAATGAAAATTCTTCACCATTGGTTATAGATAATAATCATAAAAATAAAGAAACTATTACTATACAACCTAAACCAGGTAAGCTTGTAATTTTTCCCGGTTATGTATATCATAGTGTTAGTAAAAATAAAGACAGCAAAAAAAGAATAAGTATTGCTTTTAATTTTTGTCTAGAATGTGATAGACCATCAGAAGAACAGATTGAAGAAAGAAAAAAATTATGCAGAGGAAACAATGACTAGTATAAAAGTTTCGGAATTATTCTATTCCGTGCAAGGAGAGGGAAGGTACTCCGGTGTGCCCAGCGTGTTCTTACGCACGTTTGGTTGCAACTTTACTTGCGGTGGATTTGGTATGCCCAAAGGTGAAGTAAGTAACGAACGCAACTTGATCAATGCAAAAGAATATAAAGACTACAATGATTTACCTCTTGTAACAACTGGGTGTGATTCATACGCAAGTTGGGATGTAAGATTTAAGCACTTGTCTCCTAAATTATCTGTAGATGCTATTGCACAAGCTATCGTTGATTTGTTGCCATTTAAAGAATGGCGTAACGAACATTTAGTAATCACTGGTGGTGAACCTTTGTTAGGATGGCAACGAGCGTATCCTGAACTATTAAATCATTCATTGATGAAGTCATTGAAGGAATTAACATTTGAAACAAACGGAACACAAACATTAAGTACAGAATTTAAACATTACTTAGGAGAATGGACTGCTGATAATTGGGACAGAGAAATTACTTTTTCAGTAAGTCCTAAACTAAGCTGTTCAGGTGAGAAACGTGAAGATGCTATCAAGCCTGAAATCATAGTAGATTATCAATCAGCGGGATATACTTACTTGAAGTTTGTAGTAGCAACGGAAGAAGATGCTAAAGAAGCATTAGAAGTAACTGAGCTATACAGACAAGCTGGCTTCACTGGTCCTGTTTATTTGATGCCCGTAGGTGGTGTAGAAAGCGTATATGCTATGAATAACAAACGAGTAGCTGAACTAGCACTAAAACATGGATTGAGATATAGTGATAGAATGCACCTGCCGCTTTTTGGAAATTCATGGGGTACATAGTGAGAGATCCTCAAGATTATGCAGGAACTTGGGTATTTCTAAGAAGGGCAAAGTGGAAAGAAACTTTTGCCATTTTACCACACCGTTGCAGAATAAGTAAACGATTAATATGGTTTAAAAAAGCATACAAAGGGGTAGCCACTTACACTGGTCCGGGTACTCCTGTAACAGAAACACATTGGCACGAAACTGGAGAACATATCAAGTGGTTACTAACCAGAGATAATAATGAGACTATAGCTCAATTAATGGCTCAAGATATCGTTGGAGTTCAACCAATGACTTCACAGACCGGTAGCATATTTAAAATCTAACAAGAAGAAATGAAAACATATACAAAACGAATTGGATTTATTGTTAGTTATCAAACATTAATACCTCATGGTGGTATAGGTCAGTTTACAAAAAGCTTTTGTGAACTAATGGACCTTCATGGTATCAAAGTTGATATCATTACGGACAAGCAACCAAAAGATAATGAGTTTGTAAATACACTAAAGGCAAATATTATATCACCCACAGATTCTTTACCTTATACTGATCACAGTGCTATCTTTATGTACGGTGATACCTTTTGTTATGAAAGAATGGCTAATTTTCGCAATGCTATCATAGAAGCATTGGAACAGAACTTATATGATGCGTTTATATGTAATACTTACGAAAGCGTTCAAGTAGCAGCAACAATGGGTCTAGAAGATGTTATACAGATCATTGCATATACCCATCTTGAAAGTCAAATATTTAAAGACACAAAGAATCCATTTTTGTATAATACTAATGTAATGATGCGTCAACAATTAAATACCGACGGCATTTACATAGGCACACAAAGTAAGTATAATCAAGTTGAACTTGATTATGCTTGGCACTTGCCTATACCCATAACCGAGCGGGGCTTATTAGAAGAACATCATAAATCAAGAGAAGGTATTTTGTTCATTGGTAGATGGGAAGAAGGAAAAAATCCTGAATTATTCATTGAATTAATAGAACAAACTAAACTTCCTGCTAAAGTAATGACTAGTCCTAACGGTGTAAAAAAGTTTGAAGACAGACTAAAAAAGATCGGCGTACCGTATGAGATACGTGCTAGTATCATTGGACAAGAAAAAGTAGACTTTATTACTAGTTGTAGAGTAGCATTTAATCCTAGCACAGTAGAAAGTTACGGTATGGCATTTTATGAACAAATGATACAGATGCCTACAGTAGTTTTAGAAAATCAGCGTTGGACTAATAATTTTGATAACCATGATTTTTTTGTTACTAATAAAAAGAATATGGCTTCTTATGTTAAAGCATTATATGATAATGTGCTTACTGCTAAAGACTGGTATGATTCTGGTATCTTAGAAAAGTATCGTAATATTGAAAATAATGTTTTCAGTAAATGGTATGAATGTTTCAACAAGTTTGATATGAAAAAGTCTAATACAAACACTGCAAAGATTTGTAATGAAACCACTGTAAAATTAAAAGATTATATTACTGCTCTAAACAGAAGTAGTGTTATTTGTATAGATGATATTAGAAGTGTGTTATCCAATAAGCACAAGTTTAGAGTTATCTATACAGACAAAGATACTTATTTGACTAAAGATCCTAACTTTGTTCCTGCTGATGATGAAACAAGTATAAACTTATTTGAAGGATTGTAATGAAAAAGATATTAATAACAGGTTGCTCAGGTTACATAGGTTCGCATTTGTGTAAGCTGTTAGAAAACGATTATGAAATACATGGGTTAGATATCAAAGAACCCAAAGTGCCAGTTAAAAAGTTTTATCAAGTAGATATCACTAGGTTGTTTACTATCCCTGATCAAACTGAACCATATGATGCTGTGATTCATTTAGCCGCACTAGTAAATGTAGGTGAAAGCGAACAAATACCTATGATGTACTATTTTACTAATCTAAATGGCACTACCAATGTAATGAACAAGATTCCCACAAAGAACTTTATATTCGCGTCAACTGGAGCAGCAGTGGGTTGTGCTAGTGCGTATGGTATCAGCAAACGTGCAGCAGAAGATTGTGTTAGAGAAATGTGTACTGTTCACAAGCCAATGGACTACACTATCTTTAGATTCTATAACGTGATTGGTAGTCATTATGGTATTGAGCCAACCAATCCTGACGGGCTGATGTACAACTTGATTAAAGCTAAAAAGACTGGAAGCTTTGTTATATTTGGTAATGATTATCAAGAATCATGGGATGGTACTCCTGTAAGAGATTATGTACATGTTATGGAAATTTGTACTGCTATTAAACTAGCTATTGAAACACCCAGCAATAGCGTTGAAAGCTTGGGTCATGGTGTAGGTCACACAGTTAAAGAAATGACAGATATTTTTCAACAAGTAAATGATTGTAGTTTTGATGTAAAGATAGGTCCTAGAAGGAAAGGTGATTTACCTTCTAGTGTATTAGAAGATGTTTCCCCTTATATGGTAGAGTTATTTTCTATAGAACAATTGCTAAAGTTAGAATAGAAAAAGCCGGGGTAACCCGGCTTTGTTTTTAGTGAATCAACAAGTATGATCCTAATACATCATTTCTGTTAGCAGCATCATCGCCGTCACCGGGCTTAACGATAACATTCCATTTATTCTTTTCGCCTGAGTCTTTACCCATTGCCATCATTTCGTCATACGTTATAATAGACTTAGGATCAATAGAATACTTAATAGCCATTCTTTGTTTAAGTGCTTGTTTAGCTTGATCACTTATATACTGCCACTTACCGGCATCATCCTTTTCAAGCACATCTTTGAATAGTTCTTTTGGAACAACCTTACTAAACTTATCTTGTGTAAAGTCAATTTGTTTTTCTTCTCTACCTTGAGCACCCATTGAAAAGTTGATCTTGAAGTTATCGGGTCTAGCTGATTTAGCCACGCTAGCAATTTTAGTGTATGCGTAAAAATCAACATTTGGATTTTCTTTAGCAACATTATATGCCATTTCTAGATATTGAGGAGAAAAGAAGTCACCTGCATCGTGCCATCTAATAACTACTTTAGTTCCTTTCTTTCCATACTTTTTTTCTGCATCTCTTATTTCGTTTGACAGTTTAGCCATAAAGCTTTCTGGGTCATTGTATAAAAAGTTCAACAATTTAGTGCTAGATAACGAACTAGCTTTCCACTGTACATAACCACCCTTCATAGCATAACAATATGTTTTACATGTTCCAGCACCTGGACAAGTATCAATAACAATAAAGTCACCGGTGTCTTCGTCAACTGCAAGACCTTTAAGTGCTGGTAAACCTACGTTATAGAATATACTTGAACTACCATCACTGTGTTGCATCTTTTCGTTTTGTTTTAAAATCTTCAATGGACGCTCGGTAAATTCTTGTCTAAGTTTGTCTAGATCATATTTCTTACCATCCATGTCTACAATGGGAATGATGTTACCGCTGTGAATATATGGACGCTTGTACTTGTCCAATTTGTCTTTATCTTTTGCTAAAATTCTGTCAAGATAACTAGTGAGTTCAGGTTCGTCAAATTTTCTAGCAGTCACACCAGTAAGTTTGGCTTCTTCAACTTCTTTATCACCTTCGGGTGCTTCTTTACCCACAAATTGGGCCAACGACATGACTTTCAAGTTACTTGAAAATGGGGTTTCGTCATGCTTGACAGAACCAGAATTTTCTGTTATTATATCTAAAATGCGTCTTAAATTCATAAAATTATCCCATAAATTACATAAGAGTATTTATCTAAATGACTGAAATTACTAAGAAAATTGGTTTCGCGTGTAAGTTCGTACAAGTAAACAAAAAAGGGCTTATTGAAAGTGTTGAGGGTCTTAACACTGGTGGCACTACTCTTACTTTTCTCAAGAAAGCGGGCAAGAATGTAGCTGAGCGCAAGATGTGGGAAGTAATGGAAACTAACATCAAGCATACACATAATCTTGTTATGCGTGTTGCTAAACTTCCGCCTGAGCTTAGAATGGTTAGGTTGACTAGCGACATGATGACTGCTTATACTCATGAAGATTGGGCTTACTTTTACAAACTGCCTGACGTAGTTAATCGTATGGAGCAACTATTTGCGCCTATCGGTGAAACTGCTAGAAAGCATGGTGTACGCCTTTCCATGCACCCAGGTCAGTTCACAGTGCTAGCTAGTGAAACTGATCAGATCGTAGAAAACTCTATCCGAGAATTTGAATACCATGTTGACATGGCTCGCATGATGGGCTATGGCAAAACATTTCAAGACTTTAAAATCAACGTACACATTTCAGGCCGCAAAGGTCCTCAAGGTATCATTGATGTACTACCTCGTTTGTCGCCCGAGGCTAGAAACATGATCACTATTGAGAATGATGAAATGACATGGGGCTTGGATGCTTCACTTGAGCTAGCTGATCACGTGGCACTGGTTCTTGACATTCATCATCATTTTATAAAGACCGGCGAATATATTACTGCGGATGATGATCGTATCAAGCGAGTTGTTGATTCCTGGCGCGGTGTTAGACCTGTTATTCATTACTCACTGAGTCGTGAAGATATACTCGTGAACCACGATACTAACATGCTACCTAATCTAAGCTTGCTTTTGGAATCCGGACACAACAAGCAAAAGCTTAGAGCACATTCTGATATGATGTGGAATACTGCGGCTAATGATTGGGCAAAGACTCACTGGGACTGGGCAGACGTTATGGTAGAAGCAAAAGCCAAAAACTTAGCTTCTTTTAAACTCTATGATTATTGGAAAAGTGTATGATAATCAATCTCTGGCACGTTTGCTGTAATAATCATCTGGGTTTTCATTCCTAGCTAGGATAGCTCTGGTTACGTTAGAGTTTACGATTCCATCTTTTCTGTATAATCGTTGAGAGTTAAACCAAGTTAAGAATTCATTATGAGTCATCAACCGATATTTTTCTAATGTATTTTTTCTTGCCTGTGATATTTTGAGTGCCCTTTCCTTACTACATGGCATTTTCTTCCCGTACATTCCGTTGTTTTCACCTGAATTAGCAATAGAAATTTTTTTGTTCCACTCTTCGGTTCTGGGTATACCCTTAAGACTATTGGATCTTTTTCTTAGAGTTTCTTCTTTGGGTTTCCACCCTAATTTACTGGGAGGACAGGTTCCGCCTCGATTAGCGTTCCATCCAATGTTGATATCCGGTCTCATTGCTTCTTCGAGGTCATAGCATGCCTTTTCAGTGCCCACAAAAAGGATAGTTTGAATTATTTTTTCTTTATGCTTGTTCAGTATTCTACCGAAGTATGGGTTTTTGTCATTTCTTTTTTCAGAAGTATTGAAGTGTTGATATAGTCTTGTACCCGGGTCTTTGGATACACCTATGTATCCTTCTGTATAAGGGTCTGTGTGATCTAAAAAGTGTATCCAGTAAAGGGAATGAGTATAAATAGTCATGCTGACATGCTCCTTAAGCGTTAATGTTAGAGTAGTTGGGAATCCCCATTCCGCGAACTACACTTTTATTTATGCCTTTACTCTTGATTTCTCCCAATAACCCTGCTACAATTATACGATACATATATCAATAAGGAGAAAACTAATGTTTGACAAACTAAAAAAATTTATGGGTATAACTAATTGGGACGCTAGTAATGTGGCGCCACCTATTGATGACCAACCCATTACGGAAGGTAAAACAAAGACCAATGTAAAGCATAAAAGTTCTACTAAAAAGCCTGTGGCCGCTCCACCGGCGCCTAAACCCAAGAAACCTAGAAAACCTAAAGCTAAGAAAACTGCTCCCGAGCTAACCGCAAAAGAAAAAGCTACACAAGCAGGTGAACCATATGTCAATATTTTGTCAGTTGACATTGATCCTAACAATATCAATAACGGTGCGTTTGAGCTTGACTGGAACGATAAGTTTGTTATAAACTTGATCAAAGCTGGGTACAAGATCAGACCAGACGACACCGATGCTGATATCGTTGATCGTTGGTTCACGCAAGTTTGTAGAAACGTAGCACTAGAAGTATACGAACAACAGCAAGCTGATCCAGAAAATCGTAATCAAATGCGAGTAATTCAAACTAAAGACTTAGGAGACGGCCGTTCAGAGGTTAGTTAGTAACTATGAAAGTTAAAATGCATGAAGTAAAAGACCTAATAAATTATCTTTATGAAGACAAGCCCGAAGAAGTTAGAAAATTTCTAGTAGATCAAATCGCAAAAAGTACCGATTATAATAAAGGATATCTTTGGGAACATGTTCTTGCTAAAGCTATGCCTCACACTGTATTACTAGGAGGTAATACTAAAGGCATGGATTTTACTGATGGCTCAGATGCCAAGATAGGAACCTATTATAGAAAAAGTGACGGAAAACAAGAAGTATCAGTGGGTATCAAAAACAAAACGGGTACATTAAGGGTTTGTTTAGTAGTTCCAGGACAGAATTTTCACCGAGTATTCTTTCTATTAATTCCGGAATATGCACACAAACCTTATTCCGACGGTAGTCAAGCAATTAAATTTGGATTAAGTCCTAGAGGTAGTCCTACTGGAAAACTAGCAAAGTTTTTGTGTAGCTGGGAAGAAGTTATTACCGAGTTACCCAAAATTACTATCAATCAATGATATAATATGCTACTATTTAAAAACTAATAATACTTTGGAACTTTTCAATGAAATACGCAATTGTAGACACTGCTAATACTTTCTTCAGAGCCCGTCATGTGGCTTCACGTAATGCTGATACTTGGCAAAAGATTGGCATGGCACTACACCTTAGTTTAGCTTCGGTAAATCAGGTTGTAAAACGACACGGTATCGACCATGTTATCTTTGCACTTGAAGGACGTTCTTGGCGCAAAGACTTTTACAAGCCCTACAAAGCTAATCGCGCAGTAGACGAAACTGCAATGACTGAAGCTGAAGTAGAAGAAAACAAAATGTTTTGGGAAACGTATGAAATGTTTACTACTTTTTTGCGTGAGAAAACAAACTGTTCAGTAATCCGTCATCCCACTGCTGAAGCTGATGATATCATTGCTAGATTCATTCATTTGCATCCAAACGATGAACACGTTATTGTATCTTCGGATACTGACTTTGTTCAACTGATTGCTGAGAATGTAAAGCAGTATAATGGTATCACTAATCAGTTGATCACACTTGATGGTTACTTTGATGACCGTGATCGTCCAGTCATTGACAAGAAAACTAAACAGCACAAAACACTTGCTGATCCTCAATTTATCTTGTTTGAAAAGTGTATGCGTGGTGATGCAACCGACAACGTGTTTTCTGCATACCCAGGTGTTAGAACTAAGGGTAGCAAAAACAAAGTGGGGCTAACTGAAGCTTATGCTGATAAAGACCGCAAAGGCTTTAATTGGAACAACATGATGCTTCAGCGTTGGACTGATCATTTGAATGTAGAACATCGTGTGCGTGACGATTACGAACGCAATGTTACATTGATTGATTTAACAGCACAGCCACAAGAAATTAAAGATGCTGTAGATAAAACAATTCATGATACTGTTAAGCTTGATCACATTTCTCAAGTTGGTATTCATTTTATGAAGTGGTGCGGCAAATATGAACTTAACAAAATTAGTGAACAAGCTGAAACTTATGCTCGCTGGCTCGGTGCTCCGTATAAAGGTCAACTATATGAAAACGCCGCTTGATAAACAGATATACGCGGGCTTGATGGAAATTTTAAAGGATAAAAAGTATTATTACCAAAGTGGCATAGTAAGTGATTACAACAAGCTAACCGATGAAGGTAAAGAAGCTGTGTTAGAGTTTGTTCATATTATGGCTCCACATATGATAAAATATAATAATCAACTGTTAGACGAACGATCTAAGCAAATGATGATGGATGTTCTCAAATCATGAAAAAAGTTTTTTATGAAAAAGTAGGCAAACGATACAAGCCCATTAGAGAGTATGACGATACGTTTATGAGCGCCTATCCTAAGGGCACCCACTTAGTTGTTTGCAAACCAAATATAACTTCTTTTATGTACAATGTTGAACCTGCCATTGCTCCTATGCTGGCTGCTGGTAAGTATGCTGAAGATGAAATGTCACGAGCCATTGTTAAGGGTTTGGAAATGAAACCTAAGCAAACTCCTATCACTGAGCGACAGCGAGAACTTTGGACTGAACTTAAAAACAGTTTTGCTGAGCAAGACTTTGTGATTCACGGTCCAGCTGCTGCTGATGCCGCACGAGAAGGTATCAAAGCATTAGAACAAGAAGTAGAAAAAATGCTTACAGTTCCTGCTGTAAAGTTGGCGTATGATCACTTTATGCTAGTGTGGGCATTAACAAAAGAACAACAAAAGGAATAATATGACAGACTTAATAGCAAAGCCTATAGTAAAAAATCAATATTGGGTGATCACTGATGGTGATAAGAAGGTTGGTAACGTAGTTGCTGATCAAAACGGCTTTGACGTAAAAATAAACGGTACTAACCTGCACTTTGCCAGCACTGAAGATATTAAGCAACAAACTAAAATTATTTTTGAACCAGTAAAGAACTCAAAAGCTAAACAAAACTATCCTTACCCTGAATATCCAACTACTAGTAAAATTTATAACTCAGTAATGGATATTAAACGTAAGTTACACTTGTTTACTAAATCACCAAAAAGCAAATGCTTTCATGTTGCTGGTTGGTTTGTTATTAATCAAAACGGTATAGAGCAAGTTTCTTTTTGCCCGAAATACATCTTTATTCAGCGTTATTCTTATCAAGGTCCTTTTAAATCAGAAATTGACGCAAATCAAGTACTAAATAATACATGATACATATAAAGAAGTTTATAGATAAGATATCGGCAATGGAGTCTAAACAAAATAAAGATGTAGTGATTCCCATGCAAGAAGCCAGATATTTGAGGGACGAAATAGCCAAACTGTTGGCTGACCTACACAGTAACAAAGAGCAAAAAACTGAAGAAGTATTAAAAGTTGAAATAACAGGCGGGTCGTTTAGGTGAGTAGGACTCAACCAAAAGTACTATTAGAGTACGTAGATAAAAACACATACAAGTGTGATCAGATTGTAGAAGCTGCTGGTATATGGGCAGTGTTTTATGATGACCAACCTATCAACTTAAAATCTTCACATTATTTGGCAAATGAAACTGTACCTAAGTATAAGAAAACAAGTTTCTCAAATCCTGGTCACGCTAGAAACTTGTGTAGGAAACTTAATACTCAGTTTAAAACTAACAAGTTTACTGTAGTTTTTATGAACACGGGAAGACAAGTTTATCCCGATTCAGACAATGACGTATCTTAGTAAGCTAAAGATAACCAAAGCAGTTTTAAAAGAGATACCCACTGATCTTACTGAAGATCATAAACTTCCTATTGAACAAGTAGTGTTCAAATGGTGGCAGGGAGGAAGAAGTAGCAGTAGTTTACGATTATCCGATCATGGTTATGAAGCATTTACTAAAGCTAAAATTACTTATTACGAATTTCCTTTGTTCTCAAACAAAACCGATATAAGTGGTATTTTAAACAATCCCAATTCTTATGTGCTAGCACTAAGCAAAAAAATAAAATGTCCTTTCTACATCATGAAATTAAGAAAAGATACAAAAACTGAGCCTACCATAAGAATATATGATGATAAAATTGCTATGCTTATGACTCTTTATGGCACACTGCAAGAATACCTAGACTCATCTGCGTATAAATAAGTTGCCCATTTAGATTGATAGTTGGGTAAAATAATAGTAGTATATAATAAATAGCATTGATAGGAGACAACTATGTTTAAGTTCTTTTTCAAACCGCAATACAGCATTTATGAATATATCTGCATAACACTAGTAGTATCTTTGATGCTATCTAACATGTGGATAGCAGCTATCCTGTTACTATTTCCAGTGACACTTATACAAGTATTAGCTACTAGAAAGCTTGAACAGCAATCAAAACTTGAACAAGAGGAAATGATTATATGAAAATTTATGTTTCTACAATTTTAATGTTAGTTAGTGTTAATCTGTTTGCCGCAGATGCTAAAGTAGTTGCTACTGAACCTGTGTATACAAACAGCACTCAATATCGTGAAGTATGTGCTCCTGTAACTGAAACTAAACGTTCAATTGGTGGCACTCTTATCGGCGGAGCACTTGGTGCCGCTGCTGGTAATCAAGTAGGTGGAGGCTCAGGTAGAGACATTGCTACAGTAGTTGGTGCAGTAACTGGCGCAGCTATTGGACAAAATGTAGCAGGTGATAGAACAGTAACTAGAAACCAATGTACTAGTGAACCTTTCACTGTACAGGAAATTTCACAATACAAGGTAACAGTTGATATAAATGGAACTTTTTACACAGTATACAGAAGTTTCAGCCCTCAAACAGGAAGCTTGATTCCTGTAACTTTATCTGTCAATTAACGTAAGTCATTGATTTGATTACGATTTAAATTCTTGACATTTGGGCTGAAGTCTCGTATACTAATACAATAGAATTTGAGGTATATGAAATGAAGCCCAGAAATCACGTAGTACTTGCTATGATCAGAGCTAGCAAAAGCAGCGGTGCTCATGGTAAAAGCAACAAAGCAATGCGCCGAAGCGCAAAAGTAAAAATAACTCAAGACCAGCGAGGACACCACAATGATGGTAAATGATCGTATTGTTCGCGTTTTGGAAAGCGGTATTCAAGCAATCAAAGAACCCAAGTCTGATCAGGATCTTTATCAAGCACTTAGGCTTGTTGCAGCTATTGCTAAGCAAGAGGCTAAAAAAGTGTTAGTCAACATTGACGAAACGGGCACACTGGAGAACTAACAGTGGATGCTTTGCCCACCAATCTTACCTTAGAACAAGTTTGGGGCGCTGCTTGTCAGGCTCTAAGTGTTAACGACGGCACTTACATCAAGCAACAAGATATAGAATTTGATCCTGAAAAGTACACAGGCAAGCTTTCTAACCAAGAGCTAATACGGTTTTACGCCTATAACACTGACAAGATCAGTGAACAAAGTATCAAAGATGGTATGGAAGTACGCGCCTATCTAAATGGCATGATGTTCAAAATTTTAGCTGAAGAAAAGATAGGGGAATACTTTACAAAGCTGATCAAATTAGCTACCGACGAAAACCTACAACTTACAAACAAAAACATAGCATATATTGCATCTGCTCCCAGTGCAGTTATTAGAGAGCAGCTAAAAGATGAAATGAACAGAGAGATCAAACGAGCCACTGGTGGTTACATTGGTAGCGAAGGTGATAAAGTACAACTAAATATCAAGATACTTAGGTCTCATTATTCTAGACAATGGGAAAGACATTATATCACTGGCATTACAACAAATGACCAGGTTGTTTCGTTTTCTACAAAGAACAAGCGTTTGATTGTACCTAATAGCGTAGTCAGTGTTAAGGCTTTTGTGTTTGCTCACGACATAGACGAATACACGAAACAAGAAACTACTAAGCTGACAAACGTAAGAACAGGAATTTATATATGAAAGTAAAAATTGGAAAGTATAAAGATTGGTTCGGGCCATATCAATTGGCCGAAAAACTTTGTTTCTGGGCTAAACCAGTAAAAGACGAATATGGCTTAAAAGATAAACCAGAGTGGGTTCACAAATTCGGAGAATGGCTAGCACACGGTTCTATTGAACGCGAAGAAGAAATTAGAGTAGGTGAACGCACGAAACTGTTTGGTGATGACCGCCCCAAGACTTGGTTGTACAAGTTTTTACTTTGGATTGACAAAAACAGGTGTGAGCGTAAAGTCAAAGTACATATTGACAAGTGGGATACTTGGGGCATGGATCATACTTTGTCTTTGATTATACTACCAATGCTCAAACAGCTAAAAGCCACTACACATGGTGCGCCGCAAGTTGATGACGAAGATGTACCTGATGAACTGAAAAGTATAGCAGCACCAGCTAAAGAAAACGATTGGGACACTGACGATAATCATTTCAAGCGTTGGGATTACGTGTTAGACGAAATGATTTGGGCTTTTGAAAATATCGCAAGTGGAGATTGGGAACAACAGTTTCACACTGGTGTACATGACATTTACCTTGAAAAACTTGAAGACGGAAACTATCTTTGGGTCAAGGGTGAAAAGGATACTTCTCACGTTGACTTAGAGGCATATAAAGTGTATGATGCTCGTATATCTAATGGCACTAGGTTGTTTGGAAAGTATTATCGTAATTTGTGGGATTGATATATGAAAGACATTTCACAATGGAAAAAACTAGAATCTGAAAACGAAGTTTTTCGGGCTGCTTTCCATTATATCAATACTCATGCTGCTATCACAATGAATGGTGATAAAGTAAGAGAAATGATTAGTGCAATTTGTTCTTGGAGTTATGCTCACCGTTGCGGTAATGGCGAGTACTCTGAAGAAGAGCAGCAAGAATTAGTTGACCATGCTTTTGAAAAAATTAAACAATTAGTACATAAATAATGAACGCAGAAAACGCAATTAATGAGTATAAAAAATGAATATCAAAACAAAACTAAGTAACCTTTTTAAAAAAACAACCGCTACTGATCTAAAGTTGCGCGAACGAAACATTAAGTCTAGAGCTAGACTTAGACAGCAAGCTTTTGACTATCAAGAGTTTATTAAGCGAAGTATGCAAGAAAAGGCCAATGAGCAAAACTGACGTACACACCAGACACGGTTGTAAATACGGTGATTATAGTTGCACGGTCTTTTATGGTGTCAAGGAGCAAGAGTATGCTTGTGAAGAATGTAGCGAAGAACATGAAGTAGCCAAGGAAAACTTAGACTTTTTATACAGGTACTGTTTCCGCTTAGAAAGGGAAAATAAGTTACCCAGAGAGTATAGGAATCTGTATAACGAACTGTTAGCATTAAAACTTAAACTATAGAGATTTTATGATAAAACAAATTCTTTCTTGTGATGACCAAACACTAGCATATATTGCTGACGATCCAGTTAGACCTCATATTCCTGCACAAGAAAGGATTAAAAACAACAGAAAAGTATTTTATCTTTCCAATCAAGATAACGATGTACTAGCTATGATATGTTTAGCTTTTACTGATAGTGTGGCTACAACTGAGCTAGAGCTAAATCGTTATATGTCTTTTGAGGACAC